CTATTCCATCACCACCTGAAGTTTACCCAGCTGCACTCCGGCTGCACCGGCATAGCCATCCATGCCGTTCCCGGTTTCATTATCAGCCTGCCAGGAATAATAATTTTTTCCAACAGGTGCAACCCTGTATTTTGCCTTTCTGGTTACATATCCTGCCGGTGTTGTATAGTAAATTTCAACCATGTCTATGTCGTTGACAAGGTCTCCGGCAAATCCATTCCTGCTGTCCTGCACATGATACCCGGTTACATATGGATACCAGTGTCCGTTTCTGGTATGTACTCTGTATTTTACACTTCCGATATCCGTTTTTACTGCGATGCCTTTTATAGCATGAATGGCATCCCCTGCATAATCATCCAGATTCTTTACCTCGGAATACCATCTTCCACCTGCATAAACTTTATAATAAACATTTGGCACTGTCGGATTCTTCTGCGGTGCTGTATACAGCCCGATGATATCCCCATCATTGCAGAACACTCCGGAATCGAT